AGCAATAATTTTAGTTTTTCCATGGATTCAATCGGATGCTCGCATGTAGAGCGATCCGCTCCTTTGTCTCCGTAGCTTCACCACGCGCATGATACCCGAACACATTTGCGATGACGAGAGTGCCAGCATCACACGTCACGTCACTAGCACCACAACCCATTCGCAACAGCTCTACATCATCCACACGCCAAGAACCTTCATCATGACCATAGCTGCGCCATTCTTCCCATTTGGTTCCTTTGGTAGCAAATGCTGTGGTCAATCTCATACGTTCGGATGATAGTCCATGACTATACTGAGCGAACCTGAATGGGCCTTCACCATCACGAACTGCGCGAGGAAAATACCAAAGCTTCCATGCATCATGCCAAGTGTCTTGATGCAATACCTTCTGCACATCATTATCTTCAGGGCCATTGATCACTCGCTGCGCGAATGCAGTGCGCGACAATTCTTCTGTGATCGTGCCTTCAGAATATCCTGTGACCTCAGATAGAAATGGTGTGATCTTATTCAACAGTTCTGTGCAGTTTTCAAACCAACGGCGACCATAAGCCATATTGGTTTCATTCTTTGATAGCGCAGCAGCAGGAGATGATAGCTCCCGCTCTAATGCTTCCTGCTGTTCTTGCGTCAGACCAAGCTGGTCTGCACGGAATACATGAATACCAGTGCCAATACAGCTTTCAGCATCTAGACTAGGTGCTGGTCGCAGATTAAGACGACACCTATGTGCGCTACGACCTAGATAAGCACGAAGGGCATGAACAGTAGAATCCAGACCTTCGCACTCCTTTAGCTGCCTGATGTCTTTCGTATTCGACATGAGCTGCTCAGCCTGCCAAGCACCGCATTCGAAGGCCATCAATGATTCTTTCGCAATATTCCAACATTGCGTCATATGATTAGCCATCGCAGATGCATGAGCCAGCTTCATCGCATCGCTATGGACGCCGACGATAGGTGCGACTGCGTCGTATTCGTTCCAGACGTCGTAGCGGCCGATCCTCATCCAAGAACCTCCAGATTAGGGCAGAACTCTCTTGCCTCTTCGATGAAAGTGAAGTCATCGGCCACAGCTGGGTAGCTACCATCGCACCAGCTGGGCCCGATAAATGTCACCTTCTTCTGCGGATTGAACAGCAGCGTGCTCATCACGAAGCCTGATGGGGCAGCATATACGTGGTCAGCTTCAAGGATAGCGAACCAATCCTCATCGACGTCGCCGGCGATGTCATCCTTGGGTGACACTAGCGCATCAAGCAGGTCTCGGCTATCGGATAGAACATATACCTTATGATCTGGATGACGTTCTTTTGCCAGGTCAACCAGCTTGCGGTAAGTGTCGATGCTAGCCACAGACTTATCACCACCTCTTGCGTGTACGATCACAGCATTTCCATGCAACTGACCATATTCATGATCACGCAGCGGAAGCCAGCGCAACGTGCGGTTCCTACCGAGGAATGCTGCACGCGCCGCGCCTTGATACCAATACGGAGTCTTACGGATGCCTTCGTGATCCTCGCGCACCTCGCATTGCGGATCTGTAACGAAATGAAGCTGAGATGTCTTTGCGCCTGGCACATCGCCACCACTATTCACGACGAGAATAGGCTTCTCATCATCTGCCAGGCGACCGATGCCGACGAATGCCTGCATTAGCTGGACACCCATCTGTCCTCTCACATGTACTCTCATGCTAACTCTGTTAGCTCCTCATATGTCACTTGGTATGTATTAGGTTGCCCAATGGGTACAGCATTCATTCCATCAGGATACACGAATATGAAATCCACCTCGTGGTTCTTGCGTGCAAACCAAGCCATAAATCTCACTCGGTTTGGATTGTCATATACGCTAGCGCGAGTCTCTGGGCCATAGTTATTGGTGCCGTCGAATAGGTTGCTCACAGACTGCTGTGCATCCTGCAAGAAGGAGTCGAAGCCGATACACAGCAGAGTCTTTGCGCCACGTCGGATGGCCTCGACCATAGCGCACATGCCGGCGTTCGACCTAGGGCGTAGCCCATCACCATGCATCTCCTCTGGCTCCCACCGCTCATCCTCAGTCGGAATGATCACGCGCGACGACGGAAAATCGCTGGATTCAATCTCAGCTATCGCACCATCATCGATGGCCACCACATAGTCTGGTAAATTGTAGGTCGGATGAAACTCTCGATAAATTGCATTGCAACCGTAGATCACTGGTCGCTCGTCACCTAGCGATGATACCAACATCCTCAAGTCAACATACTTTCGCGAAGTACCATTGCCTACAACCAGAGCAACTTCTCTGTTCATTTCCAATGCCCGGTCATCTTCGGGTAGGCTTCCTTGATTGCACCGAGCATCACCTTTATCTCCTTGCGACGCATACGCATCAGCAGCTTTGCATCATCAGGCGACACTGTCTCAAGAAGCTGAATGAAAAGCTGCTCGCGCTTCATCGGCTTCACGTTCAAGCCGTCAGGAGTGTTGGTAAAATATACCAGCTTGTCAATCTCTGAATAGAGGCGACCTTCCTGATCGATGGTATCGGCCGCGGGACGATACGGCGGCTCGCTGTCAGGCACGAGCCACTGTAGCATAGGGTCAAAGGTGAACTCGAACACCATGCGGAGAGCCTTGCTATCGTTCTCCTGCATCACCTTGACCTGACCAGCCTTGGTCTTTTCTTTCTCAATCTCGCTCACCACCTGAGCGAGGCTCTTGATTGCCACTTGTATCCTCCTTAAAAGTCGCTGATTGATTCTGTCAATTGTCGCAGACGCTTCGCCATGAAATAAGGCATCATGGCCGAACGTGATGCTGGTATGAACTGCTCATAGGTTTCAATACACGCCTGCTGTATATCTTGTGGTACCAGGTCAAGGTCAACCATCATCTGATTGCGCTTGTAGCCACGCAGCATCGCATCGTCACAGAACTGCTCGGGCTCCATGCTGCACCATTCCTCAATCTTCTTACGAGACAATGGGCGCTGGCGACGTCCTGCGACCAGTGCATCATCCTCAGTAAGGAAGTTAGGCACACCGTCGCCGCGGTCACCGACCATGATGTGCTCGCGCCGGAATCGCTCTGGGTTGTCGATGGGCAGCATCTTCTTCTGGATCGGCGCATACTGATGGACGTTCGCGTACTTCTGTAGCTGTGCGAAGTCCTTGTCGCCTGACAGCACAAGTATCTTTTCGCTATCGCCGCCGTTGACAAACCGGCCATACTTGTGACAAAGTGATGCAATCACGTCATCGGCCTCGGCCCGCGCAACCTGCACAACCTTGTAAGGCATATGCTCGCGCAGCTCCTCCTTGATCTTGGCCATCGTGTCGAATAGCGTTGACCAGTCGATGCCAGAAGCCTCGCGATCCTTCTTGCGGTTTGCCTTGTAATGAGGAAACACCTCACGGCGCCAGTAACGCTTGTCATCACAGCAGATTACCAGCTCACCGAACTCATGCGAAAACTTCTGCTTATAGCCACGCAAGCTGTTAAGCACCATGTGGCGGACAAGATCCTCGTCCACCACTTGTTTGTTATGCACCAGATGCACCATCAGATTACTGATCATGACCTGGTTTAAGTCAACCAATATCATTGTCTCGGCCTTTATCCATGTACTATCTATTGTACCAGGAAGCTGGCTCCATGTCAATGGCTACTTGACAGCGCGCAGAATGATAGTCTGCGCGTTCACCGTGCCGTTGACCTCCTGCGCCTTCGCCTTGACGGCCTCGTAGGTCTTTGGCACGCTCTTACCGCCGCCAGACAGGAACCTAGGCAGGTCAACCTCTGGCTTCCTTAGCTTTTTCTTGCTCGATAGCTGCGGATCGTAGCCATCAATGGTGCTACGCCGCACAGACAGCTTTGAGCCGAGAGGGGCCACATATCGCTGCACGTACCTGCGCGCCACGTTATAGAGAATCACCTCAGATGCACCGACAATATCTTTCGGGTCGATGCTCACGAGACCAAGCTCATCATGCCTATCGAGGTACCGAAGCTTCGCGACCAACTTAGCCGGAGTCTTTGGCTTTACCTTGCGAGGAGTTGGAGCCTTGATGTTGGATGAACAATACAGGTTGATGGCCTGAAGCACTCCAGCATAGCGAGCCAGCATCTCACGTAGCTGCCTCTTTGAATAGCTGCGATAGCATTCCACGCATTCCATGTCCGTTCGGTCAAGCGCGTGCTTGACCTCTTCGATTAGTCGCCCATACCTATCGATATCATTGGC